GCAAGATGTATATCAATGCACCATCAAACGGCCCTGAGCATAGGTTTCCGGTAGACAATTGGAGATTCTACAAGGATAGTTGGAAGGCACTTGAAAAATGGGGTAAACGAAACGACTACTCAATCACACTTTTAGACTCATACATAGCACAACCAAACAACGATGGTGGCTTTGCTTGGAAGGATAGCATTGGCATATATGAAAAAGCACATTAGCACATATCTCAAATACTTCAACTATGATGAGTTTAGTTATATTCCTTGTGAGTGGTGTGGCAAACGTTCAGTTGATATCCATCACCTAACTGCACGATCAAGAGGAGGGAAGGACAACATTGAAAACCTTGCTGCACTATGTAGAGAATGTCACCACGAAATACACTTTGGCACTAAAATTAAAAACGAAGAGTTGAGAGAAAAGCATTTAAATAATCTGTGAATAATCTGTGAATACTATGGCAAACGAAGAGAACCTAAAACCATTTAAAAAAGGAGAGGACGATAGAAGGTGGATGCAAGGCAGACCAAAGAAGTTCACAACCCTAATGAAAGAGGAGGGCTACAAACTATCAGAGGTCAACGACTCTATCCAAGCAATAATGGCTATGGATGAAAAGACTATCAAGGAGGTTCTCAAAAATGAAGAGGCAACGATGTTGGAGAAGACAGTTGCAAGGGCTATCATTAAATCATACGAGAAAGGATCACTCTATTCAATGGACACTTTACTATCTCGTGTATTCGGAAAACCAAAGGAAACAGTAGATGCTACTGTTGAGGCAAAGGTTATAAACGTGACCTTGAATTTAGACGATAATAAACCAAAAAATTAATATGGAAGAAACAATTTATTTAGGAAACGGCTGGGAGGACCAGTACGGAACAAACATCTCGATCAACATTGAGAAGTTAGAACAAGCAATCAGAAGTGGCAAACTTGAAAAGAACTCTTACGGTGACATCCGCTTAAGGGTGGGCAAACTAAAGAGCCAAAACGAAAAGAGCAAAGCAACCCATTGGGTAGCAGTGCCTAAACCAAAGAACGATTTACCATTTTGAGGTTATTAGTTTTATTTGATGGCATCACGGGTGTAGGGTTTCATCGACTCTACACTCCCTATGCTCGGTTGCAAGTTGACGAGGGCATCACAGTTGATGTATCGATGAAGCAATCCGAATGGGGTGACTTAGACTATCAAAACTATGATTGTGTAGTATTCAACCGGTGGTTGGGTAATCTGCAATACAACATACTACCTATACTTGCCAAGCACAAGATACCATACATTGTTGACCTTGATGACTACTGGGTACTACCAAAGCACAACCCAGCCTACAAATTCTATCGTGCCTACATCAAGAACGGCATAAAGGATGCTATACACTATGCCGATGGGGTATCGGTTACCACACCTCAACTCTTGGAGAAGGCAAAGGAATTCTACAAAGGAGATAACATTGAGGTCATTCCTAATGCACTCGATTTAAACCAAAGCCAATGGAAGGCAAATAAAGACCATACACCGACTATCGGTTGGGTTGGGGGGTTATCCCACACGGAAGATTTAAAACTGCTTGAGAATCAAATTAAATACGTTTGTGAGCGATATGGGTGGAGGTTCTTGATGTGTGGCTTTCATGAGAACACTAAAGAGTGGGCAATAATGGAGAAGTCAATCACGGGTGAGAGTAGGGCTAACAGACCTGAATGGTTTGAAACTATCACCGGTACTTCAGCAGACAAGTACGGCACTGCCTATGCAGAGATTGACATAGCACTTGCACCATTGACCAAGACTCATTTCAACAAACACAAATCAGAGTTAAAGATTGTAGAGGCAGCAGCATACAAGTTACCTATCCTTGTGAGTGACGTTGAACCATATACCAACCATAGAAATAATTTAGGGGTTTACTTTGTATCAAACAACGATTGGGTTAGCCCATTGAGTAGACTCATCGAATCTGGTAAGTGGAAGCAAGTAGGTGGTATCAACTATAAGTATTGCCAAGAGCATCACAACCTAAAAGAGATTAACAAGACACGATTGGAACTATTGCACAAGGTATGCAAATAACAAATGAGGATAATATGGAATTAATGGCAAGGTATGAGGACAATCATTTTGACCTTGCTATTGTAGACCCACCTTATGGACTTGGGGATAGACTTGTAAAGGGTGGGACAAAAGGGACAATGGGTTCAATGCGTAATTTATCAGATAGTAAATTGCTTATATGGGATGATAAAATACCTAATAAAGAATATTTTGAACAACTTTTTAGAGTCAGTAAAAACCAAATAATTTGGGGCGGTAATTATTTTCTTGATTATTTGGGTGCTACTGATGGGTTTATAGTTTGGGACAAAATGAACGGTACTAATCCTATGGCTGATGCTGAACTTGCGTGGCAAAATATAAAAGGAACAACAAGAATGTTTAGGTGGCATCATTTTAGTGGAGAAAGGTCGAATAAAATTCACCCAACTCAAAAGCCCGTATCATTGTACAAATGGTTATTAAAGAACTACGCAAAGGAAGGCGATAAAATACTTGACACTCATTTAGGGAGTGGAAGTATAGCGATAGCGTGTCACGATATGGGTTTTGACCTTACGGCTTGTGAACTTGATACAGACTACTACAATGCAGCAATTAAGAGAATAACAGACCATCAAAAACAACTTACATTGTTATAATGCAAATCAACTATCAAAGACCATATCTCACTTCCTACCAAAAAGCCATCTTAGATAGCGATGCTCGATACACGATTACGGCAGCATCAACCAAGACGGGTAAAACGGCAAGTCATATCATATGGTTATTTGAACAAGCATTAAATCTCAAGAACAATCAATCGGTATGGTGGGTTGCTCCGGTATACCAACAAGCAGAGATTGCCTTTAGGAGAATGAAGGCACAAGTAAACATTCCCGACTTTTTTGTATCCAATGAAAGCAAGTTAGTATTAACAACACCTATGGGTTCAAGGATAGAGTTTAAGTCAGCAGAGAAACCCGACAACCTATATGGAGAGGATGTATATGCAGCAGTATTTGATGAGGCATCACGTTCAAGGGAGGATTCTTGGTTTGCTTTACGTTCAACACTAACGGCAACTCAAGGCAAGTGTAAACTAATCGGAAACGTAAAGGGTAAAAAGAATTGGTTTTACAAGTTAGGAGAAAGGGCGAAGAGTGGTGACCCTAATATGCAATACTTTAAGATAACCGCTTATGACGCTGCCAAAGAAGGCATCCTAAAAGAGGAGGAGATTGAACAAGCCAAACGTGACCTACCCGATTACATATTCAGAGAGTTATACCTTGCCGAACCATCAGAGGACAACTCCAACCCTTTTGGACATACCAACATCAACAACTGCATAACACCAACCAACGGCACATCTATCTGCTATGGGATAGACCTTGCCAAGTACACGGATTGGACGGTAATCATAGGGCTAAACAAAGACGGCAATGTATCTCACTTCGATAGGTTTCAAATGGATTGGAGTCAGACCTTAACAACCATCAAGAGAACGATAGGCAACACACCTGCATTCATTGATTCAACGGGAGTAGGTGACCCTGTCGTTGAGCAACTACAAAGAGAGCATCCAAGAGTACAAGGATTCAAGTTTACCTCACAATCTAAACAACAACTCATTGAGGGCTTAGTAATGGCAGTTCAAGGTGGCAACATAGGATTCCCTGATGGGGTCATTGCAGATGAGATGAGGAACTTTGAGTTTACCTATTCAAGAACGGGAGTCAAATATGAAGCACCTACCGGATTGCACGATGACTGTGTGATGAGTCTTGCCCTTGCTTGGGATTGCAAACAACACAATAAACCAGGATTATTTTACTATGCGTGAATCACAACTACAAGCAGAATGCGTCAAATGGTTTAGATACCAATACCCTTTCCACGTTATCTTTGCCATACCTAACGGAGGCAATAGGGATATAAGACAAGCAGTAACCTTGAAACGTGAGGGTGTGTTGAGTGGGGTTGCTGATTTATTTGTTATGCACTCCTCAGGAGATTGGCACGGACTATTTATTGAAATGAAACTACCTAAGACTAAACAGAGTGAAAACCAAATACTATTCGAGGAGAGTGCAAACTCAAGGGGTTACAAGTACGTTATTTGTCGTACCTTTGAGGAATTTCAAACCACAATAATTGACTACATATGAATTGGGACGATATAACCATTGGCAAGTTACAAGCCATACAAGAGATTGATGACACGTTCAATCCTATCGAGAGGGTAGCACACATTGTCGCTATCATTAAGGGCATACCATATAGCGAGGTTGAGAAGTGGACGTTAAACGAGTTGAGGGCCAT